TTTATAGTTTGGTTGCTACGCTTATGGATTTGCCAAGGGTTTCAGCGATGGTGTTCACCAAAACGTCTATCATTTCGGGGGATAGGGCGTTGCTCATAAACTTGGTTCCCTTGATACCTCGCTCACGGATAGCAAAGGCCATTGTCCTTCCAAGGACTAAACCCTGCTCCTGCTTGGTCCGCATTCGCTTGAGTTTGCGTGAGTAGGTTGGAACGACCGGGATGCCCTTATTTGCAATCCAGTCCGCTATGGCTTGGGGTGGTGGAATATTCTTGTCGTACCGGAACTTAGAGTCCCTTGCGGATATGTAACTTGACGACCTTCCGTGAACCCCTTGGTCCACGTACTTCCAATAGGGGTTGGCCATGATAGCCACGACGATTTGCTTTGCGGATAGTTCGATGTCCTCCGGCACGATAGATGCGGAGAGCGTTCCCCCTGCGTTGGCGTTTGCTGCTTCGAGGTTCTTTTTCGCAAGTTCAATGACCCGTTCAATCCACTTGACCAGCACGTCATAGGTTGGCGACTTGCCTCCACCCTTGGGTCCAACGATTGAACCAATGCCCTCCAAGGCGGTTTGGTCGATGTCTTTCATCGAACCGCTGCCGAACTTGTTTACGGACTTACCATTGGCGAGGATGATTGTTTCCATGTGGGTAAATGTACCCTGTCGAGGATAGTGTCTATCTGCGCCTCGCTCGCTCCGCCTCCATCCGTTCGGCTTCCAAAATGTCGTGAATCAACAGGGCGTAGTTCAGGAACTCCACCGCCTTCATGGCAAAGATGGCATCGAACTTTAAAACGTCCTTGTTTGCCATCCTCCAAACGACCATCAGCCATCCGTACCCGGCAAGAGGACTTACGTCAGCCCCTCGGCCGTCTTCATCAGGTGCTTGGAATAGTCGCTCAAAACTTTCAAGTAGGATTCTGAACTTAGCAAAAAAAAACTGACAACCCCCCAAACGTCGCCCACCTTGGCGTGCTTCTTCATCAGTTCGGCTCGCTCCGCATGGGCAGCGCCGTCGTACTTTTTCGGGAATAATCCGAATAGACCTCCCTCCCGGCAAAGGGTCGCCATGATGCGGTGTAGGTTTTGGAGCAGTTGCTTTTCGTCGGTCGTGTTTGCGTCCATTAACTCTATCAACTGCCCAGCGGTTAACTCGTCCGTGAACACCGTCGGGATCCACCACTTGCCCCCTGCTTTGAACTTTCGCTTGTACCCAAGGGCAGGCAATGCGTTCCACTCGCTTATGATGGCCTTGTAACGCTTTAGGACGCTCTTAGCGGGCATTTCTCTCACGATTGATATATCGACCCCCTCAACGATTGCGACGACTCCTGCACGCTTGTCGTAATCTCCCAGCACGCTGGAGAACTCAATGGCTCCGATGCGTTGGAACTGGTCAATGGTGAGGTCTTGGAGTTTCATAGCCATAACTTAGGTCTTGAATTGCAGCGAATTTCGGGAACGACGACCATAGGCAGGTCGTTAAGCAGGGCGAGGTTGGTCAGGATGCTTTGGTCGTGGCGGTGGTCAATGAATGATGGGTGGTTCGGATATTCGCTTGGGTCGTCATTCACGGCCTTGTCAACGTGCAGCCACTTGGACCATTCGTACATCAAGTCAATCGTGAAGTCGGTCTTGCGTAAGCCAAGGAACCCCGCCTCTACCTGCATTGGTTTCTCGTTAAAGAATTGAAGGCAGTCCATCAAAGCGTAGCAGTCGCCCTTGGTGTATGAGATATGGTTGTGAAAGTTCTGGTGCAGCAGGATGGGGTTGTCTTGCAGATACTGCTTGGCAAACTCAAAGCAGCCGTCCCCGTGCAGGTCTTGGGCATCAAGGTATAGCAGGGCTTCGTCCTCCTGCAAATCAAGCAAAGCGTCAAGGATTATTTGAGGCTTCCACCTCCACCAGTTGTTGCCCCTGCCCGGACGTTTTTCGTCCTCGGTTGTTGTAATCGGGAACGGATACTGATTAGCCTGCCCCCTCGCTGCTGGAAGGTATTCACTCGTTGCGTAATTGACCCCGACTAAGTACATCTCAGAACCCGTGAGAGTTTGCGAAGGCGTGCTTGAATGCAGCCACGTTGTAGGGAATATCAGCGAACCTCTGCGAGTATGCTCGTTCTAAAATGTGGCCGACGTAAGAAATAGCGACCAAGTCCTGCTCAATGCAGGCCAAGGTCAGGTCAAGGTAGGAATCGTCCCAAGTAAGCGTGTAGTTGGAAGTTACAGGCACGACGGGTTGATAGAACTCCTTTGCCCCCCTTCCAGTCAGTTGCTTGATGTGTGGCTCGTAATTATCGCCACACGACCAGTAAGGCACAACGTCCACAGGGACTCGGAAATAGGCGCAGTAAGCCCGTTGGTCAAAGTCCCCATTCCGGGTTAGGTCGTACTCGAACAGGTTCACGACATCTCCGTTCTTGATGTAGCCGTTCTTGGCTAAAGCGTACCACCCCGTCCAAGCAACGAGGTTGCGATGGCTCTCAATGTTGTCGGGTTCGTTCCTTGCAACGATATGGTCAAGGCCAGCCATGCCGTCAAAGTCCTTGAACCCAAGCATGACCCAAGTGTAGGGAAAGAAGTCCTTGAACCTTCCCTCGGCTTCGCATTGCTTCACGATGTCCGTATCGTGGCAGAAGATGTAAGTTTTTGCCTTCATTTCTTGTAGAGGGTTAAAAGCATCCTGCCTCTTTGGTCGGTTGACCCCTTGGCTTCGTGTGGCTGCAGTTGGCTCGTAAGGTTGATCATCGTCAGCAGTTCGGCATCGTGGATGACCATCGTCCCACCGGGGTTCAGGGCTTTGTTGAACAAGGCAACCATTTCGGGAATCATGCCGTCCCCGTGGTCCGAGTCGTGAAAGATGAAGTCAAAAGTCCTGACCTCTTGCAGGGCCATGTGGCTCGGTTGGTTGTTCCATTCGACCTTGAACTTGGACAGGAGGGCTTTGCGCTTGTCTTCTACGGTTGTGTCGGTGTCGTAAACCACCACGTCAAGCCCAGCCAAGGCGATAGCGAGCGTTGAGTGTCCGAGGTAGGAACCGAGTTCTAAAGCGTGGCCCCCCTTGTGCTTCTTGGCTTCCTCGTAGATTTCAATGATGTGGTCCACGGCCGTCGTGTAGATGTGGGAGTAGTCCAAAGCCTTGAGTTGGTCGATGTGTTTTTTCATGCTAAAAAGTTATGACAAATCGTTCAGGCGAAGGCCAGCCGGGGTTGGAATCAAAGACCTTGGTGTCGGGCTTCTTTCCTATCCAATGCTCGGCTTGGAATCGGTGGTCCCTTGCAGGTTCGCCCAGTTCTTTGATGTGGCTTGACTTAGCCCACCAAAAGTTACCACCGAAGTAGGGATAGCCTTCAGGGTTGTTTGCGTCTGCCATGTGGGGGAACTGCTCTTTTGTAATCCAATGGCAGCCGACCGCATCAACTCCTTCGAGCATTTGCATGGACCGCTCCCAAGCCACCACGTTGAAGAACAACATGGACCTGCCCCATAGTTGGGTGGTCAAGGATGGATTCGCAGCCCCCTTCGTGTGGGCGTACAGGTACACGGCTTCCTCTTCCTGACTTGCCCGGTACATCTCGGTAAGCGTCGCCTGCTCCCAAGCATTGGTTCGGGTAACTACGACCTTGACCTTATCGGCCACCATTGAGTTCTCAAGGACATCCTTGACCGCCTTGCGTTGTTCGGGTGGACCGACGATTCCGACACGAATCTCATCCAAGACGTTGATGAGGCCGTAATTGCAGACCGCCATCATGTGTTGATTCAGAATTAACTGCCAATTCCCTCCGCAATAGATGTGGTAGTAGTGGATGACTTTCATAAAGTCCAAAGGAGGGTTAGAAGGGTGATGATGAAGAAAACGGCTGCAACCGTCTTGCCTATTTCGATTAGCAGATCAAGGATGCGTTCGGGGTTCATGGGGCAAAGTTAAACCACAACATACTTCCCTGAATTACTGACCCGTAACTTGTTGAGTGCCACATACCGCATCGCATCGCAGGCGTGGTTGAACGAGTCAATCGGGACCCCCGTGTTCTTGCCTTCCTTATCGGTGGCCCAAGTGTAGGACCGCAGTTCTTTGATCAAGTTTGTGGAATCCTTTGTCACCTGCAATTTAAAGCGTTTCAGGATGTCTATCCCGTTCCGAATCGAGTCGGGGCCTTTCTCCGCTGGCTTGATGTTGAACCCCAATCGGTAGATTTCCTCGATGGACTTGGGTTCGGCTGAATCGGCCACTATCTCCCAAGCCCGGGTGATGCCCAGCGTCCGCAACTTGTCTGCGATGTCTTGGTTGGTCAGGCCCGTGGAGTAGAGCAGTTCTTGAATGAGCAAGCAGTCCCCTTGGCGGTAGATTGCTACCAAGGCCGTAGGGTCGTTGCTGAACCCCCAGTCAAGCCCTAAGGCGACGAATTTCGCTCGGCTGACATCTATACCCTCCACGACCTCGAAGTCCTCGTATATCGCACCCTGAAGCGTCCCGACCTGACCAAGGCCATAGACCTTGTACCAGTTGGCCCAATACTCCGAAGTTTCAGCCTTGACCCTTGCTTTCTCGATGAAGTCCTTCGCACTCTTGGGGCAGGCTTCGTTGTCCTTGTAGGTTAGAATGAGGAAGTCCACGTCCTCGTCTTGCATCAGTTCGGAGTGAAACCAAAACTCGTTGACAGGGTTCCAGTCAAGGATAACCGACTGCTTGGTCCGTGCTGCCAATTCCGTGTAAGCGTGGAAGGAAAGGTTGTTGGCCTCGTTCATGTAAAGCCTGTCCCTTCTTGCACCCCTCAACTTGGAATCATCGTCAGCCGAAAAGAATTCGATGTATGACCCGTTAGCGAACTTATACCGAAAGTCGGTGGCGTTCCATCGGGCAGCATTGAACCGCCCAGTAACGGTCATAATCTTCATGAAGTCCCTCATGGCCCCACGTTTCAGATGTGGGATGGATTCCGCTACAACGCTTGTTTCCGTGTACGGGTTCTTGGTGCAGTAGTCAATCTCAACGGCAAGGATGGAATACGTCTTGGATGCACTGGAACCGCCTTGTACCCCTTTGACGAACCGCTTTAACTCACGGACTTTATTTACGGCCGTGGTTCGGATGAACTTCTCCTGCTCTTTTACCGGCATTAGTCATTGTCGGGGAATAGGGGTTGCTCGATGTGGACCGTGTTCTCCTGACGCTCCACAAGGTTGTTGAGGCGTTGAGTGATGGACGGGTTGTACTGACCGACCATGCCCCCTTCGATTTGGTCTTGACGGATGGTTCGCCTTATACGCGAGCAGATGGCTGAATACTCGGAGTAGTTGCCCCTTGTATTGCCAAAATAATCCCCTAAGTCCTGAACGATGCCTGCATCAGCACACCAGTTCTCAAAGCCTTCCAAGGTCAAGGGTCGCTCCAAAGGCTCATGCTGGGGGATAGCATCCTTGCCGGGGAATACCGTCTTGGTCCTTGGGTTTGCCTTGACCTGCGAGCGGTATGCCTCAAAGTACTCCCACATCTTTTCGGGGGTTTCGATGTACTTGCCGTTGCCCTTGCTGGTTCCCATTAGTATTCGATTTTGTCTATTAGGTCGCTTATCTTGTTTACGATTTTCATTTTCACTTCGTACTGGTTCGGGGCATTGGACTCGTCCACCGCTCCGATGCAGTCGCAGAGGGTCGTTATGACCATCATCAGCGAATCCATCCGAGCCTGTACTTGGGCTTCGTCATCCTTAGCCTTTGAGTTCGCCAAGTTCCCGAAGTTTGTTCCTGCTCCAAGAGAGAGCCGACTTACCTCCCCACAGGAGGTAGGAGATGTAACCGCAGTCCGAGGTATCGTCTGCGTTGTCGTAGTAGGTTTCAGCACGGGACAGGTAGGAGTGCATCCGCTTGATGGTTTCAAGGGAAATTGCTTCCCCGTTGGCTAACTGCTGCGCCCGGACCTTACCCGTCTGGGTAGCACACTTGTTCCCGTTTCTTTCGTTGAGTTCTATCCCTCGCTTGGCATTCGACCGAATCTCTTGGCCGTAGTCGGAGTATGACTCGAACTGTTGCCTCTTGTGATTCTCCCAAGTTGAGCCACAAACGGCAAGCCGTTGAGCCGTATCCGGGAACTCTGCATTGGCCTCGTTGTTGGACATACAACGACCGATAAAGCCTTCTCTTGACTCGTTATTGTTCGGGATTGGCAGGGGCATTCAGGGGGTAGGTTATGGTGTTTTGGTTGGCTTCGGCAAACAAGTCCGCTTGTAGGTAAATGTATTGGAGGGCTGATTTTACGCAGTCCGCACACCACCAGTTCGTGGGAGGTCGGCCGTGAGCGGTCAAGATGGCTTGCAGTTCACCAACCGCATCGGGTGGCAGTCGCATCGTCAGGGAGGCGATGTACTGGTCCCAGTACTTCCTGTGCTTCTGGGCAATTACGAACTGGTCGGTGGTCATTTGAAGGTCCATTCTCGGAGTAAAATTGCGGTGGCAGATGAGGCGAGGCCGAGGATAGGGGCCAAGTACCATTGGCAGGTTGGCAGGGTCAGCAACACCCCAAGCCAAAAGCCAAAGCAGGTCATGCACGAAAACGGCTTCCGCTTCGCAAAGGGCAAAGCGTAGAACCACTGGGGCAGGACCCGGAACTCCATAACCGCAAGGGTCGCCAAGGCACTAATCAGGATGGGATAGACCAGAATATCCATTTGCTTCGATTGCGGTTTTGATTTTGGCCTTGGCCTGTTCGATTGAGTAAATGATGCTCCGGTACGGGATGCCCGTTTCCCGGCTCATGGCTTTCATGTTACCTGTCTGCATCAGCAGATTGAGCAGTTCTTTGTCGTACGGAAATGCCCCATCCTTGGCCCAAGAGTCCATTTCGCTTTGTGCGATGGCCCAAAGGTCATCGAGAAGGGTATCGTAGTCCTTGCTTAGTTCTTGGGTTTCGGGGTCCACTTCGACCCTCTCGTCGTGGTGGCGGTACTTCTTTGCGAATTGGTTGTTGTTGCCCCGGTACAGGTTCATGATCAAACGAACGATGTAGAAGCGCAGGTATCCTTGGACCTGCATCTTGGTAATCTTGTCGGGGTCTTTTTCGAGCAGGATTAGGACGACCTCTTGTTCGAGGTCCTTCCAAAGCGGATTGCCCCCCGTAATGGTGAGGCAAGCCTTGCGGATTTCTCCGTTTCGGTACAGGTCAAGGATGGTAGCCTCTGCGTTCACTCACGCAAAGATGGAGAGCGCTCTTCCTAATGTTGCAAAAAATCCCGTGTCCTGTTCAAAACTTGTGTACGAAGAAATTTAATGTCGGGCCTTGCCCTCATGTTTATCGCAAGGATTTCGAGGTTATGCATGACCGTTGCGTGGTTCCTCTTGATGATACGCCCGATTTGGCAGTAGGTGTACAGGTATTCCGAGTAGGCGATGTCTGCGAAGATGCTGCGAGCAAGGACCAGTTCTTGGGTCTTGACGTTGCTGGTAATGTCGTCCGGGCTGACTCCGACAACCTCTGCCGTGTAGCCAAGGATTGTTCGTGAGATTAGGTCCATGTTAAAACGGGTTAGGAGGTAGTGGCATCCAGTGGCTGACTTCGATTAGGAACCACGTTTGGTGTTCGTAGTACCAACGGCCGTCACCCAGCCATGCGTAGGCTTGGTTCATGTCGGTCGTGAAAATCAGGACAGGCTCGTAAGGTGTCGGCATACGGTCCAAGCATTTAATCCATTCCATGTCAGGCGTTTTTGGCTTGGAGAATACGACCGAGCAGGGTCCAGTTCACGGACCAAGGCTTGATCGTTTCGGATTTGTCGGGCTTTTGGCAGTTGACGCACTCCTTGCGGATATGCAGTTGCCAGCGTCGGAAATCGGTTGGTGTGGTTTTCATGGGTTTGGGGTTTGGTTGGTAAGGTTATAGGCTGACGATTGGGGAGGTTTTGTCAGCGTGTGGGCTGACGGATTAATCATTCATTATACCCGATAAGGGCGCTTATTGACCGATTTCTCATTCATTATACCCGATTGAGTATAGTGCAAATTTACACATCTATTCCACACTTGCGACCACTCGCTGAAAATCCTCCACGCTTCGGATGACCTCGTATCGGTAGCCTGCCTCTTGGACCACTCCCTGCCACCACTTCTGCGAGAGCGACTGCTTGCCTTTCTCGGCTTTGAACTCCAGCATCACCGCACCGGTTGGCGAGAGCCATATCATGTCGCTGACACCTGCGACCACGCCCATGGCCTTCATCACGCTGCCGGCATAGGCATTCGGTGCGTTGTTGTTGACCGTGAACAATCGGCCCCGGTCGTTGGGAAAGTTGTTCCAGTGCCACTGGAAGCATTCGGCTTGAAGTTTGAACTCGGACATCATGATTGAAAGACTTTGAATCGTTTTGCGTTGTGGTAAAGCCAACCCCTCCGCCATCCCATGTAACTGACAAACTCTTCGGCCTCGGCCCTGGTCTTGCAGTTGTGAAGCACCCAAAACGGGCTGATGACCTTGGCCTTTGCCAGTTGAGCCTTTTGGTACATCGTGCTTTGCTTTGCCATTTCCATGCCTTGGGCCTTGGT